AGGGAAAGAGCTCGTGGAGGCGTGCTATAGATATGTTGGTGAACAAGTTGGAGGAAGTGGTCGTACTCGGCATCTTCTACATTGTACTTGCCGGCATCATTGCCCATACCAAGTAGACTGTATACATTTTCATTGGTACGGTGCTCCTCAAGGAACTTTTTTAATGCAGAACCAGAATTGGAAGCCATCACTGTATCAGTCAACATACCCTGGAGGGGCGGTTCAATTTTTACAAAAAACATCTCACTCTCCTAGAAATGACTACAGTTCGTGGAATGACAGATGGGTTCCCTGGCGGACAGCGCCGTTCATATATTTCTACGGCGCCCTTCAATACTGTATTCTATACCTATGGGAACAATCAACTTGTGCCACTGACATCAATGTATGAGGGCTATTGCCCTGCGGGTCGTATATTACGTGAAAACGGTAAAAAACTCTTCCCTGATACAAATCCTGGTGTAACTCAATACTATGTAGGTGTATTTGATGCGGTGACCTTTTTTAACGGATTTATTGATCCAAATGACGCCCATTTTGCCGTTTATAATACGGATAAGCCTGTATATGTTCCTAATAATTACGATTTTGGTAATAGTATGCCCGACCTTGGTCCGTCGGTGTATACCCAGGGAAATGTTATTGCAGAATTAGCACCGGATGATGGAAATTTTATGGGTATGATAAATTCTACGCTAAATCAATATTATGCCTATGGTAAGTTCTATTTTCAGGAGGACCCAGACTTGCCAGGGGTTGAAGTAGGAAATGAAGCCGGTAATAGTTATGCAGGAGCATATATAAAAAATATATCATCGGCTCGACTTCAAGCAATTTCTGACTATTCATATGTAACTGCGAAAACAAATTTAAGTACATATTCACAGCTGAGTACAGATCGCTATGATGGACGCCTTGATATCACCGGCAATTCCAGCCCAACACTGTTGATATCCTCACCGCAGGCGGTCATCCGAGCTAACTTTGTCTATAATGGTAAAAGCAATAGAGCAACTCCCCAATTCAATATGAGCAATGCGAACTATTACACATCTATGTATTTTTCGTCTATCAATGCTCCACGTATTGAGGCTGGCTCAAATAGTGGTAATTACGCTGGTATTGACGGAAACCGTGGCGACCTCTACGCCACGGGCATGTTGAGCTTGGCAAATTCTGTCGGTCAAGTAACTCTTGATACAGGCACATATACAACTGAATCCAATACAATTTTTACCTATGACCCTTACATCTTTTTAACCTATAAAACAGCAAATTTAGGCACACCTGGCATTCTAACATATGTTGTTGATAGTGAGCTCGGCACTCTCACTGTCAGTTCTATTAACAGCGTATCCGATGAGAATGTTGTTAATTGGCTGGCGGTTTATAATAATATTTAACCGCTACCGCTAGAAAGCGACGCCCTTGCCGCCCGCAAATCACCTGCCAGCCGTGCGAAATTATACTGCACCGTCATCCCGTACACCGCCAGCATTTCGGACCGCCCGTCCCACGTCACCTCGTGCGTCTCTGCCGCCAGCAGCACACCAGCACAATTTGTTAGAAATACAGCCCGCATTGTCTCCGTAAAGGGTACGGCAAACGGCGGTGGCGACTGAAGCATCGTCAATACTGCCGTCTTTACATTGGCGTGAAATATCATACGATTGTACATTTTGGCTGGGTCACTGAGTCCAGTATTGTAATAGGCAGGCTCATTTGTAAGAGGATTTGCACTGAGAACATCTGCCATCAGAACAAGTAGCACCGACTCTAGCGTTTGAACGGAGGACCACTGGGGTCCATCGTGCCACGTATTTAGAATAGAAAGACATACTTTCCCTTCTACATACATATTTGGATTGAAACGAGTCGTACCATCCTGTGTTAGCGTCTTCACCTTGATAGGTGAGAAGGGGTAATCCGCAGGGAAGTTGATATCAAAGAAGTAATAACCACCGTAGTAAGGCGTATCCTTCTGCCCCACAAGCATTGCCGTACCGTGGAAGATATTTGACTCGTCGCTTTGATAGTAGATACCGGTCCGTTCAAGAGTTTCTTTGGACGGACCGGTAACATGCGCTATATCACGCATAACACGTTTATTTGTAGCACTCATCTTAGTTCTATATATGTCAGAGTCTTTATATTCTCTGATATTTTCTTAGTTCGGCTAAGAATTGAAGAGGTTCACACGTTGGTATATGAACGGCTTCATTTTTTAAGAATGTATAGACCCCTTCGTGAAATTTAACCGTCTGTCCTGGCATTTTATTCGGTACTCCGTCTTCGGTAATACCATATAGTAAATTGACAGGTGTGCTACCGTCTTGTACAATCATAGCAGCCGAAATAAACGAATAAAAGGCGCTAGATACATATGCGTGTAGTGGATAGGCGGCGTTGAGTGCATATAAGAACTGACATAAATCCCGTCCTTTTTTAAAGCAGATGTCTTTTTCATCGAACCAACTGCCGGCGCTGATTATACAGGTATTATCAACGGGACAACCGATACAAGAGAATCCGAAATCGAGCAGTGTTATATCCTGCTTACAGATATAGGATCCGTATCCTTCTACATCTAACTCCCGCATCCATTCATCGGCATGATGACGTACAAATAGATTATTGAGTTTTATATCTCGATGATTAAATCGTAGTTTTGTTTGTAAAATGTGGAGACAATGGGCAAGTTGGATAAGAATATCAATAATAATCTCTTCATTCGCAGAGTGTACGTGTGTAAAATTTACTCGTAAATAGCGCTCTAGTGTATGACCACTGAGCATTTCCATAATCATCCATACAGATTCTATATCGTGTGGTGTATTAGCGGTACGACCTTTTCGTGTATAACCGACGACTTCGTAGAGTTTAGGTGCTCTTTGAGGAATTCCGACTGTTTCAAAGACTTTGAGTACAAGAGCGTGTAGGAATGCTTCGGCAAGAATACTACGTAGTTCGGCATCATATGCAGCACGACAAGTACGGGGGCTTCCTTCCCGCTCCTCGTCTGTGATTCGCAATCGGACATCTTTTATACAGATTTCCTCCATTGCACGGTCCCGTTCAAGGTGGATTATGCCAGTTTTTTTGCCGTGCTGTGGTTTATAGATGCCACGGGTGCCGAGGTAGATATTGCCGTAACTGCCAACATCAATACGTTTCTCTTTTGTATAACCTGGCATATAAGGACCGAATGTAGTATCGTGAAAGAAGGTGCTGAGTAGGCGTAGGTCCTCACCGTTCTCATCCTGCTTTTTACGTAGTATCTTCAGATCGGTCCATTTGGGGACAAGGGTTTGTACTGCTTTGAGAGTATGTGGGATAATACATCCGTCCCACCCAAAGCACCGCAAATCATAACTCATCCCTCTACTTTAGTATATTAATCTTCACATTGGCACTGCCTGTGTTCCTACTGAACCGGCATTTTCATTAATATCATTATTTGTTTCTCTGTCGACTTCTGGAACACTTTCTAGCTCTTCCTTTGTTTGTTGGGATGCGTCCGATGCCACGGCAGAGGCGAGTTTCTTTATTCCTCTTTCTTTACGTGATACAGGCATTCCAAAATTACTAGGTCGACTTGCTCGGTTTTCTTCCATTGCCTTTGCCGCTAGACGTTTTGGTCTGGTTCCTTGTGGTCCAATAGGGGCGGGTGTAGGAGGTTTACTCTGTCTTTCACGGTTGGCTTTTATTGCCGTTAGTACGGCATCTGACTGTCCTTCTCCATCTGCAGGAGACTCTTCGCCTACCGGCTCTCCTGCTGTATTTATTACACGTCCTGTTGGAAGTCTTCCGCTTGTCGCAAACTGTGCTTCAATATTTTTCGTTATAGCGGGTGATACTGCGCCAGGTGGTAAAATTGTACCAGGTGCTACGGAGGAGGCGGCTGATGCGCCTGATGCGCCTGATGTTGTCGACGGAGCTCCTGGTGGCTTCACTGTGCCCGCAACGGAGGACATTGCATCAAATCCTGTGCGAGTATTTCCACTTACAGAGCCAGCAACTGTAGGAAGCGGTCCCTTTGTAGTATCCTTGAACCAATCGTAGAGTTTTACAGGATCCATAAGCATCACATCAATTATTGCAGAAAAGGTAATTTTGGGTTCAAGTGAAATATCCTTCACTAAAGTATCCCAAAAAGTGCTTAAATCTTTAAAGGTCGCACCAAAGATTGTTTCGGTCTTTTTAGGCTCCGTCTTGAGTTTCTCTTGTATAGCATTGAATCTATCAGAGAAGGAGTCGGTAAATCTAGGAAATCCGGCGTATTCTGCAAGCTTTGCAAGAAAGAATAACTGATGGAATAAACATATAAAAGCCACCTGTTTGGTATTAATATCTGAAACATTTTGGTAAGTATCTCCGAGTTTTAAAAGAAATAGAAAATCCTTTACTTCTTTACGGGCATCTTTAGGATTTGTAATCACTTTACGTACAGCTTCCCCGTTAATTGCAACAATATGACCAATTGCAAGTGATGCTTCTGCTCCAACAAATTCCGAAAGTGCAGGAATCGTCGCTGCATCTGGCGTCTTTTCCGTCATTATAACAGGCGTTGTATAGATATCAACCTTTTTATCTTTTGCGTCTTTGAATATAACTACATTCAAATCACCATCAATACCACCGCCATCTTGTTCACTCGGGAACGATAATAGTTCATCTAGACCGTCCATTGAATTCCTCCTACCAAGGGCTATTTAAATTGTGAGAAATTTGATACCTTAATTCTCAGGAGTGTTAGAAGGCAAATGGACGAATACGCAAACGAGGTTGAGGAGGAGATTGTCGAGGAGGAGTATGAGGAGGGCGATGTTGTAGAGGAGGTGGAGGAGGAGCAGACGGAGCAACAGCGAGCGGAGGCGGCAGATGTTGTCAAGCTCTTCAAACAACATCCCGAGATTTGGATTCCGTACGAGGAGCAGATTCAGGAGCGCCTTATCATTAAGCCTGCCGATGATGTAGTGGCACCCGGCGCTGAGGTACTCTCTGCTGATATGGTAACATCACTTCGTGATATCTCTCTGCTTGATGCAAATCATACGACATATCCATTTCTAACAAATTACGAAAAGACGAAGTGTATTAGCTTTCGTGCAAGTCAGATTAATAATGGAGCGAAACCGTATATTCTAGTACCAACCGGTGTAAACGATTCGTATCAGATTGCGAAGATGGAGCTGGAAGCCCGCCGCCTTCCCTTTATTGTCAAACGCCCAATGCCCGAC